CTATGGGTTGTAAGTCAGATAAGCGCCGTTGTACGTGAGATAAGCGCCGTTGTATGAAAGTGCGCCATCAGGAGCGCCGCCGTATACAAATATCGGGTACTTATGAGCGTGCAGAATGCGAGCTATAGAGCATTCCAATATCGATTTTGTTGAGTCGATATCTGTGATCGTATCGGGGATTTCGATATCAAACTGAACAACAAACGCCCAGTCTGTGCCCCAGAAGTAGCCACCAAAATCGCCACCAAACACCGCTTCTTTGTACTCTGATATGTTTGCTATTAGCCCGTATGCGTCGACAAGTGACACTAAGAAAGCACGGCTTTGGCTGCCGTAAAGTTTGTATTTTTGTTCCAGCGCGGATATGCGCTGATCGAATGTTTGTACAACCGATGAGCAACTATCAGGCAGGCCGTAATCTGCTTCCCAGCGCTCTAACAATTCGATCACGCCACTCGGTAGCGACTCATCTATAAGCTGCTGAGCGCGAGTATCGATGCGCGCAAATTCTTCTGCCAGCCCACGCATGAGTAATGCGATTTTTCCATCGTCGTCGCGAAGCCATGCAGAACCCTGCGGCAGCAATGCGAGCAGTGATTTTTGATAACTCATCAGCGCATTCATTAGATAATCCAACCCGCAGAGAAATAAAACTCACAATCATTGAGACTGTCATTTTCTGTTCTTATCTGTAGCTCTAAATAATCAGTCCCTACAGTAGTAAAGTACGGAATAAACTGATCCGTAAAAGAACCGGGGCATAGCGTAATTTGTACTGAAAAATTAGTAGCAGCAATCGCGGGCGTTGTTAAGTTCGCCAAATATTCTGTGAAATAGAAACGATATATTCCGGTAGAAACATACGTGACACGACAACTAAAGCGCCGCTGACCGCTGTTGCCCGCTTTGTAATATATATCAACGTAGTGATCACCACCCCCGATGTATCGTCCTTCGCCTTTTTGATGATTTCTTGAGAGCGCTGTATTTAAATCTGCAATGTCTGTTATCGAATGACCATGCCCAGCATTAGACTTACCATCTAATGCTGTTTGCAAGCCGGACACATCTGCGATTGCATGACCATGCCCAATCACAGATTTAGTCGCCAACGCAGCAGTTATTGTCGCGGCGTAATCGGCATCATCCGCCAGCGCTGCGGCTAACTCGTTCAGTGTATCTAGCGCACCAGGTGCGCCGCCGACTAAGTCGCTGATCGCATTCGCCGTGATTGTTGTTGCGATGCTTTGTATCGCTAAAAGAACCTGATTTAACTGAGCTTCATCGGGTATTAAACCGCCGCCACTGATAACGTTTAATAATTCATCGTGGATGGCGTTTTGGTATACAGCCGAGTTTTTAGACGGTGGCACGGCGTTGACTGGATCGCCGTCTGTGAACTTGCCATCGACCAACCGCGCATTGCTGTCTGAGAGTGGATAATCCATTGCTGAAACCTCTTATACTGGCCAAGTGATCGTGCCGAGCACAATCAACTGATTTTGGTTACTTGTAATATCTGCAACTAAATCAATCGCATGATCTGTCTCACCTGCGGCTGCTGATATCGCCTCGTTAATTGCCGATATCAGTAATATGCCGCCTGGAGTGGCTTCGCGTTTGATGAGATCGTCTAGCTCGGCTTCGACGGCTAAACGCACGTCGGATGTGTCTGGCGTTAGGCTTGTAAATGTGATGTCGAGCGGTGCCGCGACTATGGTCGCGACGCTGAATCCGGCCATGCCTGCGGGGCGCACTGTGTCGGTATAATCTTGCACTGCTGTGATGTGTGCTGGCGACGGAATTGGTGTTGCGAGGTCGTCTGTAACGAATCGCACGACGACTGTGCCTAGACCGTTTTCATTGGGGTATGACCACGCACGAGTAACATCGACGTGTGCCTCTTTTGCCCATGTGATGTAGTCGTTTGCGTTGCCGCCCATCGGTGGGTTTTGTCGACGATCCGCAAGGCGTTCGCGCACGCGACTTATTGATTCTGATTCTGCGCCGCCGCTAATTTCTACGACTGTGGCAGTTGTATCTGCACCGGCGATTGTTGCTGAAATAGTGAGTGTTTTACCGACGGTTAAATTGCCGTTAATACCCGGTTCAACGGCTCTTAAATTGAGCGTTGCAGAGCCACTTTCAGCGGTCGCTGATTCGGTAACGCGGTAGGCGATTTGGTCTTTCGTAAAAATCGTTTCAGCCGGTATCACTGTGCCGTCTGTTGCTGCAATTATTGCTGTACCCGCAGCGCGTGTTGCTGCAATTTGATAGATGCCCATTTCTGCTGCGCGACGCAATAGATTTTCGTTGTCGGCCGTGTCGTCAAACAACTGATCGCGGTTGTAATCTAAGTGGGTGTGCAGTCCATAACATGCGCCCGCATGGGCTTGTGCGATGGGGTAATAAATGTCACCGCGAGCGGTCGCAGATTCGCCGCTATTACGTTCAATATCAGCCGCAATGCGAGCCTTTAGTGTTGCTAGTGATGGGCGTTCAAACGGCATAAGTTTGCTCCATGATTATTTGCTGCCAAGTGCCATTATTTAGCTGGCAATTGAGCTGGTATGCGAGGCGATCTAGCGCTTGGCGCTCTACGGTAATTTCAATCGCTAAAAGATCACTACCATCGATCATCCATTGCGTTGCTTCGGTGATGTAATCGCGGGCTTTGTTGATTGTTTCTGTTGTAATTTTTGAGCGATTTAGTAGCCATAATTTGCTGCCCAGACTCTGACCGGATGGCAGGTACATGTCGCCCCAGTAGCCGCGATTTTTTTCGCCGTCGGGTAGCTCATCAGTATTGACGCTGGCGTCTGTAAATAGACTGATCGCAATAGCCGTGGTTAGCTTTGTGAGCTGTGTGTTTTGGCGTGGTGCAACGTCTAAACGCTGATTATTTGAGTCCCAGATAATCGCTAATATGTTGCTCATTGTGGGCCTCCTGACACTAGCGGATTGCCGTTGTCGGTGTAGCTGTGTGCATGGGTATCAAACGCAATGCCGTTGACGGTTAATGATGTGATGACTGCCGTTGTAATTGTGCCTGCTGTTATTGTGGCACTCGGCGTCGTCATGCTCGTTGAAAGCGTCGCCGCTAGAGCCACATTTAATGTGCTTTCTAGCGTTGTTGCGCCCGCGACTTTTAGCGTACCGGTCATCTCAACGGCTGGACTTTCGACAATCACTTTTGTGCTGCTTTTTAACGTTGCTGTGCCGTCGTTTTTTAAGTGCAGGTAGTCAGCGTTTTGGTTGTAAATAGCAACGTCGCCTTCTTCGATAAGCATGCGGTATCTACGATCACCCACTTGCAAACCAACTGAGTGAGAGCCGTTGCCGCCGAATGCAAGCACCAGGCACTCGGCACCGGCAGGGGCGTGACTGGTAAAACCGAACGGCTCTAGATGTTCGATGTCCGCTAGCTCTTGGCCGCCGGGCACCTTCACTTGTAGTAAACGCACTTTAGATTCGTATTTAACACGGGTTAAAACGCTGCGTTGCACGAGCATTTTAATGCGTCGGGCGATGGGTGCCGTAAATGCGGATATGCTGCGAATTAGCTGATTGCGGGTCATAACGTAGCCCCGCTGGTTGACTCAGGCTGTGTGATCAGATCAAACGCGGCTTTAGGCATGACGGTTAGCGTGCTGGTGCGGCCAGATCGTGTGGTTAGATTGGTAGCCACGGCGGTGATTAGACGCTGTGCATTATCTAAGCCGCTAAACTTATCGGTAACGCGCACGAGTTCGTTAGGCATCCAGATTCGGCCTTCATCGCCAGACTGACGCCAGCCGCGCATTGTGTAGTTGATGCTGCGGCTGCGACCGTAGCTAACACGGCGCTGCCATTCTGCGCGTGCTTGGCATGCCGCGCTGTCGACTGACTGATCGGTAACGATGACGGACGGACGATACCGACGTGCGTCGCCAGTGATGGTGCTTTTGCTTTGGCTGTTTGCTTCTGCGCTGAGCGTTGCCCAGTTTGCCGCTTGGCCTGCGACCGTATACTCAGAAAACAGCGAACGGTGGCTGCGTTGTGCGCTTGCGGCTTTGATGTTAGCGCCTAGCACTAGCGGCACGTCGGCAGTGCCAGTGCCAGAGCGAGTGATGACTAAATTGCCTGCGGCATCTGAAATCAGCAATACGGCACGAATGCGGGCGAGTTCTTCTAGCGCTTCCCAAATCAGTTGGCCAGCATCTAAGGTTAAGTCTGTTGCGGTAAATGATTGGTTGGCAGCTGCTGTTGCGCTGCTGTCTACTATCACGCTAATGCCAAAGGGTTTGCACAGTTGGCGCGCAACACTTAATAGAGTTTGACCGGCTTTGATTTGCTGGCCTGTGGTTGAGCAGTCTGCCAGGTCGCCACATTTACTGCGGCCAATCACTGTGATCTCGTGGGTTTGTGAATCGTAATCGACGTTGATGTCGTCGACTGCGCCAGTCAGTACCAAGTCGTCATCTATATAGGCTTGGCAGCTCATGCCGTCTTCTACTTCAAATACACCGCCGTTGGTGTTGAGATCGGGCGCGATTTTTAGTTCGAATTGATGTGGCCCTTGCTCGATGCTGCGCAGCAACACGACTTCTTTAAAACCAATGTAATTGCGGCCATCGACACGCAGCACTAACTCGCTCATATCAGCACCTCAATGTCTTTACCGGCGGGCATAAACAAAGGATTGGCAATGCTGTTGCGGCTGACTAACTCATCGGCTTTGGTGGCATCGCCATACACTTGATGCGCAATCACAAGCGCAGGAAGGGACGCACCGCGCTGGATGTATTCGATTTTACTTAGACCAGGTGCAAGCTGTTCGATGCGTTTATAGAGCGCGTTTTGTAGCTCTGTGATTGCTGCGTATTCGGCGTAGCTTAATGTCGTGGCGGCTGACTGATCGTCTAGCTCTGTAAGTAGTGCGTCACGAATTGCGATCGCTTCTTCGTAGCTAGTAAATGACACATCATCTGCGGCTACGGCTTGGGCCATTGATACCACGGCAATAGCACCTAGTGCGGTGGCGATTAACTCTTGATTGTCTGCCATTGCAGCGCGGTTTTCTGTTGCTACTCCATTAGCGGCGGTGCGGGAAATTGGGCTAGTGATTTTAAAACCAGCAAGCAACTGATCGTACACACCAAACGCGGTTTTGATGTCGCTTGCGATGCCGATAAAACTGCTGACCACGCCAGCGACCGTACTTATTAATGTTGCTGGCGCTTGGATGAGGGTTGCTAGCTCGTTGCCGAGATCGTCGATGTCTGACGAGATATCTTCGACTTGGGCGACTGCTGCATTTATTTTGCCGTTGATTTTACGGATTGCATCGGTTGCTTTATTAAGCTGATCCAGTGCCGCATTGCGCACAAATTCTGGCTGACCGGTCACGCTGAAATTATCAACAAATTGGGCAGTGGTTTGTGCCAGGCACTGAGTTGCGGCGGCGGCTACTGCGTCGGCAGTATTTGCCGCAAATACCGGCGCACCACGACCAGCTTTAACGTAGTTAATATTGAATGAGCAATAGCCACCTTGGCGGCTGGTGATTGACCACGAATAATCAACAACGCGTATTGAGAGTGAGCCAAGATACGGATGCACCAGCGTTGCAACGTTTGGTTGATCTAGTGCATCTATTAGTTTGTCGCGTGCGATGTCGTAGTCATCACCGATTAAAAACGCCTGGAAAGAAAACTGGCCCGACTTTTTGCCTAAGTCTTCTGTGTCATGGTCTTCTTGCAATGGGTATTCATGCACAACGACATTGCGACCGCCTGAACCTGTCGCTTGGCTTACGTGAAATTCGATGCCACGGAACGAGGCTTTTTGTAAGCGGTCACGCCAAGACATTATGCACCACCCGTAAGCATGCTAGAGCCACTGACGTCGATGTCCATGTTTTCGGCGTTAGGGGATTTGACGCGAATGCGGTCGTCAGAGACTTCGATTTTTAAATGAGCTCGTTGCCGACTACGGCTGTTGGAACTGTTATACGCTGGGTCATAAGTTGAATCACTTTCTAGTGATTGTTTAGCGTTTTTATTGCCAAGTGCTGCCATCATTTGCGCGGTTATTTTACCGATTTCATTTCCTGCGTCCGTGCCTTGTACATGAGGCGCAACAACGTTAGAGCCAAACCAATAGCCAGCACCACCGGCGGCAGCTAATGGCAATAAACGAGTAGCGCCCATTGTGGCGGCACTGCGTAATAATCCGCCTTTGCCACTTTTTATAACTGCATCGGTAATGCCAGGGAGTCCACCCATACCACCAAAACCGCCGGGCATATTAACGACATACACAGGCTGAACACCGGCCATTTCTTCTAGTACTTTACCCGTAGCGACACCCGCACCAACTCCTGCGCCAATTTTACTAAGCAACTTACCACCGCCCTTTAAAAGTAGAGCGGTTGTTATAAGTCCTGCGGCACCTCCGGCTAATAATTCCCCGCCAGTTAGATCTAATCCACCATCTTCTTTTTTATCGATTAAATTCTTTATTGCATTTTCAATTGTCGAGTTAATCGGCTCTGAAAAACCATCTGCTGCTTTCTTTAATGCAGATTTTAAACGCGCCACTTGGTCTACCGAGTTAGCAACTGCATCTGGTAAATCCTTTCCAATCGTGCCACCGGCGTTGGCTATTTCTGCGCTCATTTGGCGGGCTTGGTTTAACGTGTCGCCGCTTAGTAATACGCGCAGGCCACGCATAGTGTCTAAATCCACCTCGCCAAATGCCAAGCTTAGGCCTTGATCGCGCTGAGCATCGGTTTTGAATTTTTGATAACCCGCTGCGATGTCATCCAGTACATCGAGTGCGGCTCGGCGTTCGTCTTCGGCATTGTAAAACGTAACGCCGGTTGCTTGTGCTGCTTTGTCTAAATACTTTTGATTAGTAAATATGCGCAGCGTTGAATCGACCAGTGTTGCTAAGCGCTCTGGATTCTTTTCTGTTTGCGACAATCGCTCGATTAAGCCGAGGGTTTGATCAAACTCCAATCCTGATGCCTTAGCGTTAACGCCGACACGCGCAAAAATTGCGGACAGATCTTCTAACTCGGCATTGCCTAAGCGGCCCGCTTTTGTCATGCGATCCAGAATATCAACCGATGTCTCAGCTTTGGATAAATCAAAATCGAACGCCTCGGCGGCCACGGTTAATGCACTGGATAATACTTCTGCCCGCGCCCCAGTGACGGCCATTGCAGGGTTGATTGCTTGAGTGGTTGCTAATGCCTCGTTCCAGCTAAGACCCGCTTGAATTAAATTATTAAAACCACCTAACAACGAATCTAATGACTGACCTGTTTGCTGCGCCATTAAAAATAATTCTTTACGAAGGTCTGCCGCTTGCTCTGCGGTTGCGCCTGCGGTTTGACGAATATTAATTAATTTTTTATCTAACTGGGCTGAGTCCACTACCTGGCGAACACCGACATACGCCGCACCGGCACCAGCCACCACGGCAGCGGTGCGACCGGCTAAGTTATCTAAACTACGACCAGCGCTTTGTGCAGCCAAACTCATGCGGCCAAGGTCACGCTGACCGCGCTGACTAAAACCCGACAACGAGCGGCCATATTGCTGCGCTCGTTGGGTTAAGTTGCCTGCTAAGTCGATGACGACACTAGTGCGTAGTTCGTTCATTATTTGCGCCTATTTTTTGCGATTATTTAAAGCGTGATTGAATGCGGCTTAAAGGTTCGTTTCGTAGCGCTTGCACGTCGGTAATGCTCATGCCTTTTTTGAGTAACTTACTTTCTAACTGCTCTAACTCATTCGCTAGAGCTATCGCTTCGCCCCTTTTGCGTCACCTCGGGGGACGCGCTGTGCGCTAATGCGGTGAGCTTGTCGCTTAACTCAGCTGCGCTGACTGCTCCGGCGGCAACGTCTGCATACAGATTTAATATGGCTAAATCTTCTTCGTGCAGCAGCGCAAACATGGATGGTTCTAATGGCCCTGCAATAACTCCAATTTTTTTAATTTGCTGGCACAGCATTAGTACGCCTAAGCGCGCTGGGCTTTCGACACATACCGGGGTCATGCGGCCATTAATATTAGTAATAACGACTTTTTCAGAGGCTTCCTTGGCCTCCATTATTTGCCCGGCGGTTAAGTGGGTATGCAGCTCAAAATTGATTTGTGCTTCATTGCCCACTTTTAAACCGTGCTTTAACGTGCCTGTAATTGCCCCCATATCAGCTCACCGGATCTGTGCGCAAACCAGTAAAGTCAAAGCTGATCATGCCGTTACTTTGAGAGCATGGGGCAGGCGTATAGCTGCCGCTTTGGATATAGGTTTTGCCGTTGTCATCCTGAATAGTGACGTTGACGTTAGTGAGTGCATCGATTTGCTCCATGCTTACCGTGCCATCGTTTGGCACTTGAATGCCGGTGATTTTTGGCTCCACAGGCTCCTCGCTGAAACCCACAGGGCCAGTGTCTGCATTTACTGACGTGCGGTTATTTCCGCCTAGGGTGAACGTTGCACCTGGCATAGCATTAATGCGCCCAATGCCATCGATATCAAAAAATAGTTTTTTAGCGACTTTAGCCATGATCTACCCCTTATAAAATAAACTGTGTTTTGCCCGCGAACACGCGGGCCTGATTAACGAGATTTGGCGTGTCGCGCCAGTTGATGCGATTGCGATCGGAGATGTCGCGCTCAACAATTAAATTGTTAACGTAGATGTCAAACCCTTCGGCCCAGCCGCGTGATTCAAAATCACGATAAAGCGCAATTAATGTGGCTTTAACTAACTTGGGCGTTACGATCGCTTGGCCTGCGCCGTAATTTGTGCCGTCATCGGCTAACTTATGGCGAGGGTAGTTTTGCGCGATGGTTGCGCGTTGTTCGTAGCGTATACGCTCTAGGGTTTCTGGCGTATTGATATCTAAGTACGACGCATCAGGTAAACCTGACGCATTGGTCTGATACGTTGTGATTTGACGCTCAATACGACACGTACCATCCGGATCGACTTTGTACGTTGCGATCCCGTCATACAATAACGAGTCGCGTTCGGCGCGAATCCAACGGTCAGCCTTGGGCGGCAACATACCGACCAGCTTTAATGTTTGCAGCGGACGTGCTGGATCAATCGCTAAATTAAATGCAGCAACTGCACCGTTAATTGCTGCGCATTCGTAAATAGGTGTTACTGCGCCGTTGGTGCCCAGTACAGATAAATGCGGGCTGTTATGACCTTCGCCAAATGTTGCGGTAGCAGACAAGGTGCCGCTGTATGCTGCGAATGCACGCGCACCTTGTTGCACGAGCGGGCCGTAGCGATTATCTAACTCGGTTTTAAGCGCTAATAAATTCGCAGTGTCTGTGTATGGGTTGACGATCCAGTTGTACCAAACGTCACCCATCGCATCGATGGCAGTCGTTACGTCCGGGTTGCCTGCGCCGCCGGTTAAATTAACAAACGTAATTGCTAGGCCGTCGGGTTGGGCTTCGTCGTAGTAAGAGGCGTGCAATTGCAGGCCGTTAAATACTTCGCCTTTATGACGTGCGGTGACGGTGACGACTCCGGCAGCGGCGGCGGCAGTTACTGGCAAATACGTTGCGGCGTTAATTGCGGCGGCGATGTTTGTCGCGACATCTGCAATTGCGTCGTCTGATGCGATACCTACCGACACAGATTCACCACCGACGTACACATATAATGTGCCTGCGGTTGTTGGTGCAGCGGTGACAGTAATTGTGCCAGCGGCAGCGGTGCCAGCGGCATTGTCATCTAACGCAATTACGTACACCGGCGTTGTTGCGTTGGCTGTTAAAAACTTGCTGCACATTTTATGCAGCATTGAGCCAAGGCCGAAATATTTAGACGCTTGCGCAGGATCGGTCACGCGAGTCGGTATACCTTCGGCAACTGTGCCGGTGGTTAAGCGCTGACCGTAAATTACGGCTTTAAATTCAGTGGATGTTGCACCGGCTAACTCATTATTAAATTCGATATACGTGCCAGGTGTGCGAAGCGCTGGGATAGCGTCAAATGAAATAGGCATTATTTAAGCTCCTTTTTAGCAGCAACTTTGGTGTCAGACTTACCGGCATTAATATCAATTAAATCGCCATCTTTAATGCGGCGGCGATAAAACGAATTGTTTGGGACTTCTTCGCCTGCGGCGGCAATGTGTTTGCCGTTTTCGATACGGCGGACGTTAACGCCTTCGGCGGGTTTTACTTTTAGTTTGTCGCTCATTGCGCGGCCTCCAATGTGACTGCTGTTTCAATTAATGTATCGCCATCTGCGTTTTCTGCGGTGCCGCTTGCGCGTAGGAAGTCATCCAGTGCAGCCACATCGGTTGCAGATCCGAGTTTGATTTTTTGCTGCCAGGTGATCGCCCACATCGCCACGCCGTTTTTATCGATGCTCGCGGAGTAGAGGTTTTGGCTACGAATATTTATTGGATCTTCGACGACGTCGGTGCTATCCCAGTCGTTTGAGTCGGTGAGCACGAGCAATGCATTGACGATGTCTAGCACTAGGCTGTCGCGCGATTTTCCGGGCTGATCTTTGGTGACGATAAATGCGGCAAAGCTGACCGGTGCTTGTACGTCGCCACTTGAGCTTTCTTGCTTACCTGTCGCTAATGCCGCTACAAATACAGCCGGTGCGTTGGCGGCTACGCGTTTAATTTCGACAAGATCAAATCTGCCGGGGTGAGCTTCGCAGGTTTTTAATGCGGGGATCTCGGCATCGATCATGTCGACGATGGCGGTGCGCACGGTTTCGATACTCATAGCGCACCTGCTTTTAAATGTTCGTCTATTGCGGCGTCGACAAAGTCGTCGACGACGTTTTGCAGGTCACTTAAGTTGTCGTCTGAAAATCCGAGATATTGGCGGGCAGGAATTCCGGCTGGCCCTGGGGCCATGTCTTCGGTACCGCCCAAGTTATGAATGGCGGCATAAATTAAATTGGAGCCGATTTCTACGCTGTCGTCACTGGCTACGGATTCGATGCTGTCGATTAATGCACCGCTGCTTTCTAATAAACTTTGACCGCCATTGCGGGTGGCTGCGTAGTCTTCTGACCATTCTGGCCATGCGGTGCCGTCGGGGGCGGTTTTCTCTTCGCTGATGCGGCGGCGGGTTTGGGTTTCGACTTCTGCCGCAATGCCTTCGAGTAATTCACCGTGATCAATATTGCCCAGCGCTTGGATGCGGGCACCCAAGCGTTTGATCTGTGACATATTGATGTTTAGTTGCAGGCTCATAATTACTCGTTTTAAACGTTAGTTAACCGCTGTTTAAAGCAGCTTTTTGCCACGCCCAAAACGGCGCGCTTGGCTTGTTACTACGACCGCACCGTTAGAGCTTGGTGGCGGTGTTTGAATACCCAAAGACACTTCGCCGGTTGCAATGCGGCGCAACAAATACACTGCATCTTCATAGCGCTTGCGGCGCTCTTCGGTTGCGATGTCGCGATCAGCGGCAAGGCGATACATGCTGATGTCGACACACAAACGCGTTAGCACGGTTGGCACAGTCGACAGCGGTAATGCGTATTTGGCAGCAACGTAGGTGTCGATTTCTGCACTGGCATCGAGTAGCGCTTGCTCGATAACGGCGGCATCTACCACGCTGTCGTTGTCGCGATCGGCGACGATCAATAGTTGATCGTCGCCGTAGCGGTCGGCCATGTTTTGCTGCGTGGCGTAAGCCATTACTCAGCGCCTTCCATAATTGGCGTTACAACTAAACGCGGCTCGCTCATTAGCGCTGCGATTTGATCTTCTGAGAGATCGTCCATCGCGATGAGCGTTGGTTGTTGCGTAAACGCGAAGCCAGCGCGACGGAATGACGGGACGCCTTTGACCGTTGCTACTTCGATGAAGTCGGGCGTTACTTGCTCTGCTGCTTCTGCTTCTGCGTCTGCCTTGGCTTCTGCTTCTGCGTCTGCCTTGGCTTCTGCTTCTGCGTCTGCCTTGGCTTTTGCTTCTGCGTCTGCGGCTGCTTTGGCTTGAGCTTCTGCGTCTGCCTTGGCTTTTGCTTCTGCGTCTGCGGCTGCTTTGGCTTGAGCTTCTGCGTCTGCCTTGGCTTTTGCTTCTTCCGCTGCCGTTGTTTTTTTAGGAGTTGCCATACATCACCTATTTATCAATTTGTTTAAAGGTGGCCTTCCTTGGCCGTTCAGCGGCACCCTATGACGCTGATTCGTTGGTCTTCTGGTTACTTGCCTTTAAAGGCCAGCTGCCAGAATCCGTAACCTGCCGCGCCGCGAGCTTCGGCACCAAAGAGGAACATGCCGGTACGGAATACTGCATCAGACTTAATGTCGGTTTGGCTGACCATGACTGGCTTTTCGCGCTCTTGGAATACAAATGGCTTAACAGGTTTGGAGGTGTCGAGCAGATACCAGGTATCGTCATCCAACCAAGGAGCGACAACAACCTCGGCTGTGCCTTTGTACAAGTTTGGCTTGCCATCTTCTAAGCGGTCGACGGTCATTAGTGCGTTGGCGGTATCGTCCAAATTAGTTGATACCAGCAAGACATTTGGATTGACGTTAAGCGGGCGGCCTTCTTCGTCGCGCTGGCTTTTCATGGCTGTGCGCACTGCGCCGTAGGATGCAATTGCAGCGGCTTGGGTAGCGATACTTAGCGCTAAGTTATATTTATTGCTGACAGAGGTATCGCCCACTGGGTGGTCTGTATCGAAGAAATACTGGCCGTCGTGACAGATCGTCGATGTGCCTTTATTCACAGCATCAAATACCAATTCATCTGGCCATTGCTTGGCAGAGTAACCCGCACCTTGTGCCTGCGGCCCAATAAACCCGATTTGGTCGTCGGCAATTGCGTGTTTGCCGACCTCGATGGTCGCTTCGTACGGCTTGTTTTTTAAGCTGTACTTATTGCTTTCCAGCGACTTAACGAATTTCTCGCCAATCCATTCGCGCATTTTAGGAAAGTTATTTAACCAGGCGTAATCTTCAACACTGGTTGTTGAGGTCACTTTCATTGCGATCTTGTCCCACAAGGACGGCGTCGCTTCGTAAGCCTTACTGAATGTTGCCTTGATATTGGTAAATATCTGACCAAGGTTCGCTATGTTGATTAGCATGATATTTCTCCGTTGCTAAATTTGATTAATGGCGGTGGGCTTACAGCACCCACACGCCTTCTGAGCTGACTTCAATCACTTTGCCCGCCGCTGAACGGGTGCTAGTGCCATCTGTTGCTGCTACGGTTTCGTCGTCGACGATGTAGCAAACCTTGCCCAAACTCGCTTGAGTGACGGCATCGGCACCAGAGTTTTTGAACAAAAAGGCTTTGCCGTGATCGATAGCGATGGATACGTCACCGGCGCTGCCTGCGCTGTTGTCGACGTGCTCGCTTGCGCGGCCCAAATACGTGAGCGTGGTTGCGGTTGCGCCTGGCACTGCGTTGCCGCTGGCATCGGCACAGACTAATGCGCCTGCGTAAATAGTTGTCGATGCCGCCACAGGAGCAGAGATGGTGTCTCCGTTGCGGTATGGCGTGTTGCGATCTGCTGTGAGTGCCATGCTGGCCTCCTGTTTAGCGGTTATTTAATGCTTTATTAAACGGCGGATAATTCTCGATTAAGCGCCGTATGTTTTTAAGTCTTCTGCGGTGTTGCCAAAGGCGTCGGCGATCTTTTGCGCTTCTGCGTTTAGTGCGGTTTTGTGTTCGCCGGGGGTTTTGCCATCCAGATCGGACGGTGCTGCAACCACAGGGGCCGACTTGGCGAACTCGCGGAATTTATCTAGGCCACCTTCGGCATTGCATGCCGTTCGATAAAATTCTTTATTCGCTGGGGCGATTTTTCCCTGGGCGACGGCGTCTTCGATGGCGGTATCGATCTCGGCATTTAGTGCGGTTTGCAGATTGTCTGTTAGCTTTTGCTCGGCGTTCATGGCGCGTTGCAATACAACTTCGTGGGTTTCTACCGGCACAAATTTACTGAGGTCTGGCTGCGCTTCGGCATTGCGAGCGGTTTGCAGGTCAGTGTTTTGCTTTTGAATAGCGGTCAGAGCTTGCTCTGGCGTGCTGATTTCAGAATTTAGAGCGGTCGCTAATGCGGCAAGAAATTGTGCGAGATCCATAGTGGATGCCTCCAAAGGTTGGTTTAGTTCGCGATTAAGGGCTGGTGTTAAAAGGTTGTGGCGATTCGTTAGGGCGACACTGCGGATGTCGTAGATGTTGCCATTGGCGTCGTAGCGGAATACCGGGGATAGATAGCGGTATTCGCGATTTTGAACCGAGGCCAAGCCGCGTGGGTTTAGCACCAAACGGCCTTCGATATGACCATTCGAGACACGGTATTCTTTGAACCAACCAGCAGCTGGGGCTTCTTCGCCCTTAGGGGCTTTTAGCTCGGTGCTGTGTTCGTAGTCGAGAGGTTGCTCGCGATTGCTAGCAACGGTGTAACCAATAACGGCGGTTGGATTTTTGTTTTGCCATTTGCGACCGTCACGGCCAAGCACTTCGCCCACGGGGATAAGTGGCACCCATTCCGGGATGGTGCCGTCTTCAGGCAATTCAAAACAAAGCGCTGTCTCTAAAGACAGGTTTGATTGCTCTGCGTTGAGCGCGATATGTAAAAGCGGGATTTGTTTTTTCATGCAGCCATAGTGCTATGACTGCGGGGGCGTGTGACGGGGGAACGTGTTCCGGTGCTCTAAATGAGGCTTATATTTAGCTTATAGAGCAGCCAGAAAAAGGCAAGCGCTGGTTATTTTAGTGGGATGAAATCGGGATCTGATTTAGTGAGTCCGCATAGTTTTTTGCATGCTGCTTTGGTGGTGAATATGCCAGGATTGTTAAAGTCCAAGCCAACTGAATAGTAGCAATGTTGGCCCGACGCATAAAATTCAGGCGGGATCTGCTTTGGGTTGCCGCTGATGACAACTTCAATTTCTGTTTGCTGTACCCAGCCAATATCCGATTGGTAAGGATAGGCATCTAACTGCTTAGCATTAATAGCTTGCACATCTGACGCGTAGCTTTTGATTGCTGGGCACTGCATCCAAAGCACATCGGCTACGTTCTCAATCATGACCTTTTGGCCGCTGGTTAAGTCTTCTGCCATGTTTATTGTGGGCAACGCTTGTTGTGTGGGTTCTCCTGCCATTGCTTGGTGCGTTGGATGACTCCATAAGCCAATGCCGATAGTAGAAGCGAGAATGAGAAGTTGGGTTCTTTTGCAACTGTTCCGTGATTGCATTATGGGTATCCTTACTTGGCTGATTTTGAATGGGTGGATTTTTCTAGAATAGGTTATTTATCATCATTCTTTATAACATTACCATCTACTGGTCGGTGTATACGATCGGTCAGATAGTGCAGGCCTAATAATGTCGACACCAGTATATTAGACACCCAGAACAGATATATAAACGCAACCACTCCTTTAACCCAAGGGATAATACTGCTACTTATATGTACTTTGGCTAGTGGAGTCAGTAAGTTTATAGCCATTCCTGATATAAACAAAACTAAACTCATAAATGCCAAATAGCCAAACAAATAACTCAAAAATCTTCTGCGCGATAAAGGAATGACTATTTCTTTTCCTCGTCTTTTACTCTTTAAAGTGGCACTTTCGCCAGCCAAGCCCTGATTTAAAACAGCCGAAGGGAATGTGGATACAGCGGCTAATGATGCTATGTAAAATCCGATTAGCATTTTCAACAACTCTACGACTTGCTCAATGAGACCATTAGAGCCAAAAGTATTTATTGACCAGTCAGTAGAAATTAGAATCATCACAACCATTCCAGAAATAGCTGTAGGCATATACCAGTCGTACCACATTTTCACAGTGCCGCGACGTATACGAATATAGTTGAGAGGCGTAAATAACTGCCTTACTCCTGGAATATTCATAATAACTTTAACATTTCGCCCATAAAAACTTCATCTATAGTGTCGGTACATTGCTCTAAAGGATAGTTCGACTTTATTAGTTCAGTCTTTGTAACTGCACTGGAAGCTATATCATCCACAGTGGTTCCCATTACAACCGTGCGACTTTTCCCTTCTTTTTTTCTATATCGAATTTTAAAGTCAGTATAGCCTTTTCTTTTAGCCTTTTCTTTTAGGTCGTTTATTGTCCCCCACCAAGATTCGGCAACTTTCTTTTTAGTAACGGATATTTTTACAGTTCTAACCTTTTCGACGAAAAAATTATCTTCGTCGAACTCACCGTGCCCTTTAGGAATACTTTGCACTAGCTCAATACCATCAATAATTCCTTCTTCGATTTCCTTAGAGAAATCAACAGATGGTTCGTCTTCTAATGAGGCCATTGGTTCATAATTTTTCAAGGAATTATTTGCCGTCTCATCTGCAAACTGAAATAGATCTTTTGATACGGCTTTAATCATAAACCGAAAGAATGGCCCAATATTGGATCGCCCCAATCCTGGGACCTGTTCGATAAGCAATTGATACGACCCATCTTCTTCCGGTTCTCGCTTGATAACTACGTGTCCGGAAACAGCGATACCTTCACCTTTAAGTCTATTAACTTTACGTAACTCGTAGGTTTCCATATTGATAAAAGATGGATCTGTTGCGTTCGTGTCGGCATATTGAATGAGCATTTCTACATGATTTTCACGTACATACATTTCAGCGATGCGAAGCGATGCCGTCTCCTTATTCATCATCTTGATTGCTTCGCCTTCATTCACGACGCCTAGCAGATTGTGAATGACATCATTTAGGATAAATATTGGTGCGTGTTCCGGCCTGGTGTTTATTCGTAAGGCGTGAAATAGAACCCATCTTTCATATGGATCAAGCATCGTTCGATTCCCTTCTGTTTGTATCGTCAGTATATAAGACGATTTATACATATGAGAAAGGTATAGACAATGGCCCAAAGGACATAAATGACTAAATTAGTCGCCATGAGCTTACAAACCTCACGTGATGGCGTTTAAACCATGTTTAAAACTTCCACCACTCGCCTTGGCATCACAGACCCATACCAATGCCGCACCTCGTCAGTTTTCAATCAGTAGGCGGCTATACAGGCTTTCTGGCTGCGGGGCTTATTCGGGGATGGGTAGCGGCTTTGGCTCTGACAGGTTTTCATACGCAGACCAGATGTCTGCAAAGTAGCGCTGTTCGCTTTTGTCTGCTTGCTCTTGCAATGCTTCGAGCTGTTGCTCGGCATCTTGGGGCAGCGGATCTGTGCTGATGATTTGCATGGCTTTGTCTAGTGCTTCGCTCATGGGTTACGTTTGCCTTTATTGTATTGCCAGCCTATGGCGTTATCGACCATGCGGTCGAAGTATTCGGCCACTTCTAAATTCCAGCCTGCGAGTGCATCGCGGTCTATCACCCAAGCGGTAAAGTGCTCAGCGTGCCACTCGTGGTTATTCGTGTTTGCGTAACGTGTTAAGTATGTGTCTTTTAACGCGCCTGGCACTCTTGGCGTGCCCGCCCAAAAATGTACCTGATGCCCTAGCTCGTGCAGCCATGTTATGACTTGCCCAGGGCTTTTTGCTGCGGCTGTTTTTTCGTAAGTCTCGGTGATAGTCCAACGTTTAAGTAATGGCTCGGAAACTGATGCAGCAGTTCGCTCTGTTTCAATTGCTAAAGATACACTCTTTTTCATAGCATCTATATCTGTCTTTAGCAAGTTATCTGTCGCTTTAACCTTAACAACAACGTGCTCGCCTTGCTGATAAGTAAAGCCGTTAACTTGACTGACCTTGCGCGTATTGTACGCACCCCACGCATTGTCTAACCCTAAAAATTTACCCACCTTATCTTTAAGAGCATAGGCGGTTTTGCCGGTGCCCATTTCTGTTTGCTTGATCATTAATGTTTTGATTGGGCGACGGTTTAAAAACTCTGCAACCTTGGCCACTTGCACTTGTGAGTTTGGCAGCTCACTTAGCACTTGATCAATGCCTGCCTGTGTTACGTTTTTTGCGGTGCTAAGCACTGAGTCGGGCGGCAATGTTGGCGATGCTTTTGGCGCTGGCTTTTGGGCTGCTTTTTTTAATTCGGCTGCTGATCGGTCTGCATTATCCGCCAGCGCTTTAGCGCGGTGCATGCCGGGGTTGTAGTCCCAGCCGGGGTCGATGCCAATGGGCACTTGCAGTGCTTCACCGGTGCGGTCGTTGATCCATTCTTTTTTGGTAATGCGCGGCGCGGTTGTTGTGTATTTGCCGGTATCGACGAGCTTGTCGTATTCGCGTTGGTTGATTTGGCGCACGCGGCATTTGCAGCCCCAGCCGTTAGGCGGGTAATGCGTTTGCCAGAACGGATCGTCGGCGCGCAGGATGATGCCAGCCCATGCGACGTGCTGGGCGCGGTGGTTTTCTGATGGGCCTAGTTCATAAACTAGGTACGGGTGTGTTTTTTTGCGGCGCTCTATGCGCTCCCACTGGCCTGCGGCGCGGGCCACTTTCATGTTCGTTGCGTAGATCTTTTTAAGGCGACGCGGGCTGCCAAGTTGAGCATTGATAACTTCGCCTGTCGTTGGGTCGACTACATCAGCACGGCCCCACCAACCGAGTTTTTGCAATGTGGGGGTTAGCTCTTTGCGAAACTGTTCTAGGGTTTTGCCCTCCGCTAGGGCTTGGTCTAGCGCCTCGCGGATGGTTGTGAGCACATCCATGCGCATGGCTTTGGCGACGGTAAAGGCTTGGGCGTGTTCTTCTGCCCAGACTTCGCGGTAGTCGAATGATGGCTTTAAACCTTTGGCGCGAAACCACGCTAGGACGGCTTCGGGCGGGTTGGCGGGGAAACGGTAGTCGGGCATTAGCGGTGTGACTTATGACGTAATTTATTAATACGCTGGTTGCGCTGCCGCTTAGCTAAACGCTGGGCTTTACGTATTCCTGTCGGTCCTTTGCTTGATATCAGAAAGCTGCCTTGGCTGTACATGACAGGTAGGCGAAAATCTTCTTTAGTTGCTAGTGCAATTAATATTGCGGCTTCGTTCATATACATTAGCTTTGCTCTCCGTCGGTTTCGCCTTCGCCTAGACCGCGTGCCAGGAACATTAGCCGCGCTAGGTTTTTAACGAGCTTGGTGTCGGCCATATCTTCGAGAAGATCTTCTAAGCCGTCTGCAAATTCTTCGGGTGTTGAGACGCTGTCTAACAGTTCTTTAATGGGGTTTAAAAGCGGGTTCATTTGTTGTTGCCAGCCTTCTAGCCCTTCGTCTTCGAGATCATCCAACACGCTTGGCAGCTCGCGATTGTGCGCGGTGTGCAGCGCTTGGGTGCAAGCATGGCAGCCACACGACTGTTGCTGGTTGAGTGCGGTTTGGTTTGGCTGTGGTTGCTCTGGTGCTGTTGGAGCAGTGGCAACGGCTAGCACTTCGGCACCGGCTGCGGGATCTGGCACGCCAAGGCGATCGCGCATGACGGATGTTTCGACTGTAAAACCGAATGGGAGCAGCTTCACGACGTTGTCGACGAGTGCGCTGGTGTCTTCTTGGTCTTCTGCCGTGATCATGATGCGCGGGTAGTTTTCTTGCGGTCCGAAGTTAAGATCGATGAATGAGCGTACCAGGTATTTGTTGAGTGTGTTGCTGAGCTGGCGTGCGTCGGACTCTAAAATATCCTGGCGAACTTCGTCTTGCGAGTCTGAGTTGCCTAACGCGCCTGGTGTGCCGTCTGCTGATGCGGTTTGGCCGAGCACAGCTTTTGAGATTTGTTTGTCTAAATACTCGGCTAGGTTTTTGAAGAGATCGGCACCGCCAGTGCTGTTGCCTGCGGCTTCGAACTCGATGCGCATGGATTCGGGGATGACGGCGGCGGCATCGGTGCCTATGTTGGCCACGGCATTAATAAGGGTGTTGATGTCTTCGGTGGTTGCGCCGGTGCCGTACTTGCCAACGCGCAGCGGCATGCCAAAGACTTCTGCAAATGACATCCAATCTGTGATTGTGTATGCCTTGCACATGTAGGCTACGGCTGCTAAACGCGCTAGACCACCACGGATCGGCAAGCCTGACTTTAAGCGCGGGCGGTGAATAATAAAACGATGCGGTGGCAGCGCTTTGCCGTTGTAGGTGTCTTCTTCATCTATTAACCGCAGCTGACGGCCTTGTACACGGTCGTACATAAAGAAGCGCGGATCTCTCCAGACGTAGCCTTCTACCTCATGCCATTCGCCGTCTACTAACTCGTTGCGATCGCGGGGTGTCCAGGGCGTGCGCTTGGTATCCCAGTTCATTTCGACGACTGAATAGCCTTTTGCGATCGCGTCTAGGCAGTCGTCGGTCATGTCGCCGAATTCTGGGCGACGGATAAGATCGCGGACGGCGTCTGCTAGTTTTACGTCGGCGGCGGCGTCGCTGAATGATTCGACACTGACGGGCAAGCCCGACACAGCACGCTTGCGAGTGCCGAGCACTGAGCCATAGTGCGGGTCGCGCTCTTCCATCTCTTCGGCAAGGGTTAGGTATGCGATTGCGTCGCCTTCGTTTGCGGCGCGCAAGATTGCGCCCAGTCGTTCGGGCGTTATGTATTCGGCTTCGCTGCCCCAGTTCCACACGCTGCGCACGCCGGTAAGCGATGCGTGGGCCACTTCTTTGCTGAGGTCTGACTTTTTAAACGGCTGGCCGTTGTGATCTAAAATTGTGCTGTCTGCCATGTTTTACTCCTACAAACAGCCGCGACGAAAGCCGCCTGTTGTGCGAATGGATCGGTGACGTTGGTCGTCGTTGCGGTTCTGGTGTTTGGCGGCGCTGTGGTAGGCGAACTCTTCGACTTCCATGAGTGAGGCGTAGTAAGCAAGAAAGAGCGCGATGGCCGAGTCGCCGTGGCGTTGTTTTTTGCTGTCGGTTTTGGTGTCGGGCAGCTTGGGGATGCCCTTTATCACTTGCAAGGCACGCAGATCGGACAGGATGTCGGCATGCTGTGGGATGTGGATTTTGTCGTCTTCAAACGCAGCTTTGAACTTGGGCATGTGCTCTAAATAAAAGCCCTGGGAAAGCATGACCGATTCCATGCGGCCTTGGCCGTAGCGATATCCTGCTTGCTCGGCCATGTATTGGCCGTTACCGCGACCGTCTAACGCTCCGGCATAAAGACGTGGCAGCCGGTCGGCGATGTAGTTAAAAACTTGCTCTTGCTGTTTAAACGGTACGTTGTGCAGCTCGCATAAAAACGGCACACGGCGTATGAGATCTTGCCCCACCTGCATGGGTGAAATGACGGTCATGTCGGATGAGCGGCCAAAGTCTTCGCCCACGCAGTGATGCAGCTTTGGATCTAATACCACTAATAACGGCAGTAGGTTTTGCTCGCACCAGTCGTTCATTTCCGCTTCGCGGATGTGCTCTGGCCATTGGTTAAACTCGGTCGTGCCACGATATTGCACGACGGTATATTCTGGGCGCATGCGCGCTTCGATTAGGATGCGCGGCAGGTACGCGCCGCCGCCTGACTTGGGCACGCAATAGTATTCTTCTAGGGCGTCTTCTTCGGTGGCGGTGTCTTTGAGCAGGCCAGCTTTCCAGTCTTCTTCTGCTTCGATACTCCACTGCTTGCCGGTGCGTTCGCAAATGCGCTGGTATAAGCCTTCGCGGCAGGCGTCGTCTAGTGTGATGCGATGCACGCTGTAGCGTTTTTTACCTGCACGGCTGTCGTTTATTAGCTCGTTAAAGATGCTTTCGTCGCCGTTGTGCGTGCTGATTAAACGCACTTTAGCGCCCCACATGGTGAGTGCGAGTGCAGCTTTTAATACTTCGGCTAGGCGCTCATGGAACGCGGCCTCATCGATGGTGACATTGCCTTGCATACCACGCAGGTTGGATGGGTTGGACGACAGCGCCTGCACTTTATAGCCGCTGTCGAAGTAGACGACAAAAGTTAGGATGTCTTTGTCTTCGTCTGTGAATACTTCTTCGCTGATTTCGGTCGCGACTTTGTCGAATGCTTTTGCCCACATGGCCACGGCGTCGATAAATTCGCGGGCCATTTCTTTGTTAGAGCCAACGTAAAAATGGTTGGTACCGCCTGCGGATTTAGCGGCGCTCGCGGTTAAGGTGGCGTCGGCGGCTTCGGCCCAGGTTAAACCTGTGCGTCGTGATTTCTCTGCAATTTTTAACGGCGATTCATCAGCCACCCAGCGTTTTTGATAGCCGAGTAGCAGCTCGTTTGAGTTGTAGGGAATAAGCTCAGGCAGCTGCATTACGCGATCCCCAGTATTTCGTTTTTGATGGTGCGGATGGCTTCGCGGCTTAAGCCTGCACCTTTGGCAACTTCTTCTGCTTTGTTGGCGGCTTGCTCGGCAAAGGCTTTGCGAATTTCTTTTTCATTTTTGATGCTGTCCATGCGGGTTTTTTCTAGGCGTTGGACGGTTAAGGCGAGGTCTTTTAGCAAGCCAAGTGATGCCGGTTCATCGTCTTCGCTGGCGGTTGCTGCTAATTCAAACGCCATTGTTTGGGTCATTTGGATGAGCAATTTGCCGATATCACCTGTTGGGGCTTCGCCCAATTTGGACACCCACGCGTTAGCGATGGAGTTGGTTTCTTGCATCTTTTTGCCGATGGCCGCCATGCGTGTTGCGTAGCGATTTAATCCGCTGCGGCTGATCTTGTCTTCGTCTGCGCCTATGGCTTCGAGCTGTGTATTAACTTCGTCGAGTATGTCTTGCTGTGTGTATTGCTGATCGCGCAACATGGCGTTTAACAGCGATTTAACCGCGTCGGGTAGCTGCTCTATTTTTGATCCACGACCACGAGTGGTTTTAGTCATATCAAGCTCCTGGGCGTGGAGTTGCTACGCCTGGCACGCTGGCTGAACCTTCGGCAACATCAAAACCGCGACTTGTTATTTTTACAACGTCGGTGCTTAAGATGGTTTCGACTTCGAGCAGCTCCATTTCTGCCAGCCAGTAAAGGTGCGATTTCACTTTGTCGCGGCTGATGTGATGCCCCCAGATGCCTAGCATTTTATGCAGCATAGAGTCGTTGGACTTTCCGCCGGGCGCTTCTTTTAACGAGCGCAATATGACTAGGCGCTGATCTTCGGTGACGATATCGTTGTAGCTCATTTCTTATCTCCGCTGATCAAATGACGATTGATCAAAAGCAAGGTGTTATTCATTTGTTTTAATTCACCTTCAACTGATGTTAATCGCTGTGCTGTTTCGTTAACTCGGTTGTGTATGTCACCCATATCGCTATGACCGGGCATGTGCTCTAGATTGGTTTCAATGCGCGTTGAACGTGTTGCGACATCTTCGATTTCTTTGCCAAGGTCTTCTAATTCTTCGGCCATTTCTTTACGTAATGTTTCTATCGCCGATGCGTTGGCTTTTTGTTTATTCGTGAGTACGACGTAAATAAACATGGCTAATGTGATCAGCCCTTGTGCAACCTGATACCAAAATGTGAGCGCTTTGTAGTCCATAGCTTCTAGCATCAGCATTTATCCCGTAGCTCTGATAACTGTTGGCAGTCGATGCAGCGCGCCGCGTTGGGTTTGGCTGCTAGTCGTTGCCTGCTAACTTCATCGCCGCAGTCGATACACCAGACTGTGCCGTCCTCGTCGATGTCTTGCGGTGGCTCTTTGGCTTTCAGTTTTTGCGCGTTTAACGCGTTATCGCGCTGAAAAATTTCCAGGTCTTTTGCGCGGTCTAAATCGTCCATTAATGCTGTCCATGTGTGCTGGTAATAATGGTTTCTAGTTGTTCTGCATACTGACGCCGCAAGCGGTTGCGCTCGGCTAATTTGCTATATGTTTCGGCGCTTAGGCATTGCAGTTCGTCTGCGCTGATAGCCGGTAGCAGCGGACGCTCTGGCAGTAGCAACGGTAAGATCTGGTATTGCACGCGCTGCGATGTGCAGCCGGTGCTACCAGTTGCTATCAAGGTGGCTACGATCGCCATCAGCAATTTGCTGCGCTTCATCGCGTTGCTCCTGTTTGTGTTGCTTGGCTTGGTCGGCTTGGGCTTGCTGCAATGCCGTGTTGTGATCGACAACGACATTGGCAGCGGCGGCTTGCTGTTCGGCTTTATCGGCCTTGGCTTTTTGTTGTTGCGCACGCCCGCGAAAAAGCAGCGCTAAGAAACCAAGCGCAACGGCAAATGCCGCTGTTAGTTTTGTTAATACGCTATTCATTGGGTCGCCTCTGGTTTGCGCTTTTCTGTCCATTCTCGGCCTAGCCAAATGGCGAGCACGGCGGTAACTGCGCTGCCAAAATCCATTGCGCTCATTTCGTGCATGGTGCCGAGCGGCCCAAGTGTCATACCTGCAATCAGAAATTTAATGAGCAACGCAACCCACGAAACACTGACGAAAAATAGCGTGGTCGATTGCTTGCCGCGTGCGTCGCAGAGCTTAATCATTTGTTTAACCTGTTCCAGGCTGCGGCCATATCAACCGATAAAATGCCGTCTATATAAACCGTTTTTGGCTTACCGATAGCGCGAGGGACTTTGATTGCGGTTAATGTTTGCAGGCGCGGAGTGTTGAGATTGCGAGGCACGGATGCATGCACCCATTCGCCAAACTCGTGAATGATTTGATCGTAATTGGTTAGGTTTGCTGCGCACCAGTTTGCGACCTGCAACGGCGTGTGATCGGTGACTGTGATGTCTGCGGCTTCGCCCTTGGTATGCTGTGAATTAGCAGCGCCGTCCATTTTTTTGTTGAGCTGAGCACAGCGATAGCCTGAGCTGATGTAAACCGGCCCCAGCGCATTGCGGATTGGCTGCAATACGTCGCGACATAGACGCACGACGTTTAGGTATTCCATACTGCCAATTTTTATGCTGTTATCTATACCGAAACGCGCCGCAGTTTGCGAGCGCGTGAATTCGTCTAGATAAAAGTTATCGCTGAGTTTGATACGCATTACATGGCCCGCCCCTCTGTCGATTTGATTGATCTGCTAAGTGATCGTTTTCAGAATCTAAAGAGTACGTTTGCGGGTTGTAATTTAGGCGGGGGAACGTGTTCCGGCGGGGTGTGTTTTGCTAAATAAACAATAACACAGTGCTGGTGTTGGGCGCTATTGGGGGATTGAGGGTTAAGTTTTTATACCCACAGACTCTGCAAGCTCTTCAAGAACTTCTTTGAAATCTTCATATACTTGCGCAGCTTTCTCGAATATCTTTTCTAGTTCTTCATCTGGCATTTGCGTAGATTGAGAATACCCAGTAACAAAGTATTCCAATCCCTCATCTTTTATTGCTTGTGCAACTTCGGCTCTATCTTTGAATTTCCAATTATTCATGTGGTTACCTATTAATTTAATTGATCGGTTCGTGGAAGTTATACATATTATGCCGCTTTTCGTTTTCTTGGCTTTGGTGGCTCTGGCGGGCTATCCGGTACAAATTCTCGTAGTGAATGCTTTTGGCAACGTGGACAGCGAAAATCCAGCCGTGCGGCGTCAATTTCGGCCTGATGCATCAGGTAGCCGCAGCTTGGGCATTTGCGAATCTCTATTCCCGGTGGCAGTTTTGTAATATCGGCCATCGCGTATCCTCAAAGGTGAGCAATTATATTTTTAGAGTGTTCTGGAGCTGATCCCAGAATAGCGCGTCGGTGTCAGATATGTTTTTGGCCCTTTGCCTGCTGTCATACCCCAGCCCGTATCAGCCTACGGATTCCACTCTAAAAATATAACCACTAAAGTTAATCAAACAATCCTATCTGACTTGTATTGATGCCGTCACGTTCTTCTACGCGGCGTCGCAGCTTTCTGATCCCGCGTTCGGTGTAGCCATACTGTCTTGCTAGTTCTGAGTTGCTGGCATCGCTGTTTGCAATTTGATGTTCTTTAACTGCATTGAGCGCGGCGGCACATCTTGAGATCTCTATTTCTTCGCCGCCGTAGTACGCAATCAATTTGGCGGCAGGATCGGTGCCGATGAGTTTGCATAGCCAATGGTCTGGCTTGTAGATCTTAGGCACAAATAAACGGACACCGCCGCGCTCTTCAACGATTGCGAGTGCAGCCTGTAATCCGACAACGTCGATTAATTCGCGTATCGATTCGGGCAGTAGCTGTGTGTCGTATTGATGTGCCATGTGTTTACCTGCTGTTATTTCGTTTGTTGCTTGGGCTTGCGTTGTGACCATTGTTTAAGCTGCTCTAGCAGCTGATTGCATTCGGCGTGGCCGTCTAACCATTGCAGCGAGTCGATCGGCGGAGCGGCTCGCTTGTCGAGCTGGCCCTGCACCCAATGCAGCAATGCGGCTTCGCTGCTGTCGCGGATCAATCCGCGCTGTTGCATCGTGATCCAGATCGCTCGCATTTTATCGACGCGGGTGCCTTTGGATTTGGGCGACAACGCTTTTTTGCCTGGGCGTGGTTTTGTCGATTTAAAGCCGCGATCTTTAAATGCTTGCAGCGCTTTGTTGAGATCGATGATGCCCATGTCTTTGCAACTGGTTTTGCCCGTCGCGCTTTTCAGCAGGGCGCGATAGGTGTCGTCGTCCATGTTTAATTGGCTTTTGGCGATGTGGATTTGTGCTTTTAAATTAGCCATGTTTTTAAACCTGTTTTAAATGATCGATCAATAACACACTCACAACACGAGACCTCGTGCCTCGGCTAGTGTGCGAGGCGTTAGTTGTCTGTGCTCATGGCAACATCGACAGCTTTATCTAAATCAATACCATTGATTACAATGTTTTCCGGCGTCTGTCCCACAAACAATCCGCGCAGCTCTATCTGATTAATATCTCGATCTCTCAGCCAGCGGTAGCGAGCTGCATCATCACTGCATCCCCTTCGTGTCTCCTGCTCATGCACAGCGGCTGCTAAATTTGCATCATTCCATTGCTTGGTTAAAGTTGTGATTGGGCAGTTTTGGCCGTTAAAGTCGCTAGTAACTTGTATCTCGCGAATCAAATGATCAGGCCCATTCAGCGCCGAAAGTATTTTTCTCAGTGCTTCTGCATCTACGGTTACTTTATTCATAATTTTCCTCACTATTAAGCTAAAGATCGACAGCTAACAAAGCATTCAATTTTGACTCCGCTTCGCTACGCAAATTAATGCGCGGTTATTCGTGTTCGGTGATTTCCGAACACTTAAACGTTTTTTTGCCAACATAGAACGACCCTTGACGCTCGCACTCTGTAGCTATTGTCGAATGTGCCCACTCCCAGCCTATCCATACGCCGAAAACCAGCATTAACAATGCGAAGAACATTTTCATCACCTCTCCGAATAACAAACATTTGAATCGTGGACTGTCGCTACGCTCCAGCCCATTAAAACTAGGGTTATTCGTATGCAGCATCAGCACAGCTTTGTGCTATCGGTTCACTGCATGATTCACATCTAAAAATATCGTACTCGCGGCCATCGTCAGTTAATGGTTGGTCGGTGTAGATGACCTGTTTACGATCCTTTCTGAATGTTCCTTTTGAATCCGCATTTGTGCGGACTGTTATTTTTTTACCGCACTTACATTCTGTATTTATGATGGCCATTAATTATCGCCTCGCTGATTTTTATCTATCTCGCCAACCTTAAATACCAACCGCCCAAGCTCTGTGTCTGTGTACGTGATAGCGCAATCGCAGCAACAATCAAACTGTCGCTGTGGTGGCTGCTCTATTCGCGTGACGGTGTTGGTCGCGATGTTGTTGCAGTCATCGATCATGCAAACCATGCCGCTCATATCCCTACCCACACACAGAAGGTGACGACGAGTAGCGCAGTGATGCAGGCGGTGCCTTGTATGGTGAAGTAGTTCATAGCGCTACCTCTTCCAACGCTGCTAACTTCGCTTGCATTTTTTCCGACAGTTCAATGCCTTCGATTTTTTTAAACTGGCGAACTAACGATGCTGCGGTGTTGAAAAAAGGATCATAGCTTTCCATTACCTCATCCATCTTTGGGAAATATTCTTTGGCTTTCCGCTTGCCAAAGTTCTTTATTAACTTCGCTTTTTTGGCCGGTGGAAATATTGCCTTTGAGCGACGCCGCCAAACTTTTGTGATGATGTCTGGGCGATCCCCATCAGAGTCGAATGCATTTTTCCATTCGATCTGGCCATCGACAAACACCGCTAGTGCAGTTTTACTTTCTGAGATCGAACGGCGCTCAACAGAAATTGTGTGTTCGCCAACAATAAACTGCATTGTTGCGAATGAGCTTTTTAGCCGCTCTTGGATTTTCGCCCATTGATCTTTTGTAATTGCCATGCGTTAGCCCTCTATCTTTATGTGCAAGCCGCCTGAACGACGAAACAGATCTAGGAATGTGCATAGTCCGCTGTACTCTTTACCACTAGCAAACCAGCCTGTAGGTGGGATCCATTTCTCTAGTGCGATTGCGCAGCTTATTGCTGTTTTGTCGTCTAGTTGAATGTCATCTACCGGCGCTTGAATGATCTTTTTAAGCGGGCCTTCGACGAGCAACGAAAACGTTTTATCTGCAACGATTAGACGCTGAACGTTGCTATTTTTCGGGGTTAGTTGAATAGCCATATTTATGCCTCCACCAAAGGAATTGATTTTTCTAGCGCGGTAATTTCGCGCTCGGTGCTGTACACGGCTTGCTGTAGCTCCTCCGCTTTTAAGCGAAGGTGATTTAAATACAGTAAGCGGCCCTTGCGGCATTGATCACATGCACGGTAATTCGGCGTGCGGTCGTCGATGCCGGTGTCTTCGCAGACTTGGCAGTTTGGTTGTTTGTTAGCGGTCATAACCACCTCCCACGGCAGCGATGCTCAACGGAATTGAGCGATAGTGGTCACTGTCGTTAATGCGCTCTTGTACTGTGATGTACACTGTTTTGCCGTCGACGCTGATTGAGTCTTTGAGAGCTTCACAAGCTCGTACCCAGTCGGGATGTTTAATGTCGTATTTAAGCAGCCGCAATAGATCAGCCGTTCGCAGCGAGCCATTATTCGTCGTGCGGAATGCGCCATCGATCAGAGCGCGAATTTCGCCGTCTGTACCGGCAGTAACCTCATCTAAGTAACGCAGAAATAATTCTTTTGCGGCTTCTAGTTCTAGTCCAAATGAAATTTGGTCGGCGAATGTACGCTGTATTTTATAGCGGCCATCGAAACTGGTTATTGTGATATTGCCTTTATCGCCACCCAGCTTTAAATCGTATTTTTCTGCTGCGGTTTTAATCAGCTCTTGAATATCGTCCAATGCCATACGCTTGAATTTAACCAGCGCTGTGTGTATGTCGATTGCTTGTTTAGTAAGCGCGATCGCCGCTTGATCTTTTAGTAGATCAATCGGTTTTATATTTTCGATCAGCACTAAATCGCCACGCGAGTTTTTCATGTAGCCGTTTGGTATTTCAGTATTCATTAGTGTATTTCCTGTGCTGCTGTTTGTTTTTCGGCGTCGTACTCAGCAATGGTTTGCTCTACCGATGTCATGAGTATTGGCATCATGTGCTTGAGCAACTGAGCCAGTACTTGCGCACGGCGACTTAGCTCTTGGTCTTTTGACTTGCGCCCATCGCAGTTAATTTTGATGCCACCGTCGTCGGTTTTGCGAAACGTCAGGCTGACTTCTGGATGTGTTTGAATTGTCATTTCGCACCTCGGGTACTAAATACTTCGGTTAATTGCTGGCCGCACTGTCGCATTGAGCGCGAGCCGATTTTTAATTGTGTTTTGCAGTTGCGTGGCTGCACAGTTTGTTCGATTCGTACTGGCCCGCAGGTTGGGCACTTTGCTATCCAGATCATGTGGTGGGCCTCTTGGTTGTTTGGTTGCCTTGGTTGCACTTGAGTGTGCGTTTAAGCCGCTGCCGCTTGGCGCATGACAGGGGCTTTTGGCTTTGCTTTAACGGCTTTTAAATTGTTCTTTAATGCAGGTGCTTGCATTGCGTTTTCGGCCCACTCGCTGGCTGGCTTTTCACTAACAGCGCGGATGGCTAGCACGATGACGATTTGGATTAACAGCAATGCGAGTGCTTGCATTAAGACGATTGCAATGGTTTGCCAAGGCGTTGCGCTGGGGGCTGTTATTAATTGGCTTAATTCTGTTCGTTTGGCGTTGAGCGTGGCTTGGGTTGCGTCGATGCGTGCAGCCCAACCAACGCGGGTGCCGCTGTTGCTGTTGTATTGCGCTAACGATGATTCGAGGCTTGCTATTTCTGCGGCTATTAACTGCTGTTGCTGAGTGTTGGTTTGGGTGCTGCGTAGTTGTTCGACCACGGGCGCAGCGACTTGATATAGCGGGCCGGTCAGCGCTAGTAGGGTTGCAACAACCGCCAGTGCATTTTTAAGCGCATTTCGTTGCGACCATAGCCAAAGTGCAGCGCCTTCAATAAGCACGCTCCATAGCGCGCCATATTGGCCGGTGTGCTCTGTCCAAAACTGGATGGCGTGGATCTGCATGAGTAACATGCCGCCAATTAATAAGAGCGCGGGGAATAATTTATTAAGGCTCATGCTGCTTGCTCCTGTTTTTTAACTTTTGTTGTCCACTCCAGCAGGCAGCCGCATAGCAATGCGCGGACTCTGGTGATTCCGGCGTGACTGAATTTAGAGATATAACGGACGTCGGCATGTGCGGTTGCATCGCCGGTTTTCATGTATGCGCGACCGCCAACAATTTTAATTTCGCGTATCGCTATGCCTGCATCAATCAATCGCTGGGCGACGTCTTGCGCACAAGAAAACGCACATGCTTGCTGGTAGTTTTGTTCGTTGATTGTTAGCTGTTTTTTAGTCATGCGATTTCTCCCGATTTTTCTCTGAATTTGGGCAGTTGCCGTTGCACGAGCGGTAGAGCTGCACGCGTAATGGATTAACGGCGGATAGTTTTTCGCGCTGGTATGCGAGGCATTTATTGGTTTCGAGTTCGCCTAATACAGGGCAGTTAACCGTTTCGCCTAGGTAGGCTCCGCGCACAGCGCGTTGCAGCTTTTCGACGTTGCCGGGATACGTGCCTTTAAGTGCTAGGCTGATCATGGCGGTTGATACGCTGAGCTTTTCTGCAACCTGTCGCTGACTGGTTTTTTCGCACTGCGCACGCAGCTCTGTTAGCCAACGTGGTTCGTTGGTGTCTATCATTTTTATTTCATTATTTGAGAGCATCGATGAGTACCTCTGTGTGAGATTTTGGCCAGACCACCTGCGCTAAATTTGGGTCATAAATGCTGTGGACTCGCTGAACTTGCGGCGGACGTGGGCCGGTGTTTTTGCTAGGTATTAATTTATAGCGAGCCAAGCCACCGCTGTTTTTTGCGAGGCGCGTGCAGTGCAGGTAACCTGCGCGATGCAGATGTCCTATGTAGTTTTTTGCCTCGGATAATTTAACTGATGTTGTATCTGTAGATGCGAGTGCTGCGAGTTCGTTAGCGTCGAATTCATCGACAATTTTCATGACTCGCCACATGCAGGCGCGGCCAACACCCATGACGCTTTCGTTGCCGTATTTGTCGAGTCTAGGTGCGTGGATTCCTGGATCTTTTCTGAGTTGATACGTGTTCACAACGCAGTGTCCGCGAACTCGTGTACTGTCGATAACGGTTAGATAATGACCGCGCATCAGACGCTGGACGTAACTTTTTACCGTGTGGTCGTTGATGCCGGTGTATTTAGTGCCCGCGATATGACAAATGAGGTCGGTTGTGGTGAATGTTTTTAGCTCGCGTATGGCCTGCCAAATAACATCCTGCGAGCTGGCAGCAGCGGCGATGTGGGCAGGTTTTTTGCCCAAGCCTTTTCCTGATTTGATCATGCTGCACGCCCCTTGGGCGCTTGGCCTGTGAAAAATGGACGGTCGTAATTGGCAACGGTGACGGTGTCGGTGCCTTCGTTTTTGGCGAATGCAGCGATGGTGTCGAGGTTGACGCAAATACGGCGCGTAATGCCTTTGGTTGCGCTGTGCAAATTCTCTAGCAGCTGCTGATCGATATTAATGCCGGGGGCGTAAATACTGGCGAGTTGTTCTACGTCGGTGATCTCGCATGGCTGCGCCGGTGCCCACTCTAAAATGCGGTTGTGGATCTTTTCGTAGGTGCTGAGTTTTTGCGGCAGGCGTTCTTCGCCGATTAGCATGATCGGTGCTTGTGATCCTTCGTATAAATCCATGACCATAAAGATGCGATCTTTGTCTGCAAGATGGTCGGCTTCGTCGATGATTAACGGACGACCGGATAGCATTAACTCTTCGCAGATTGCATCCATTAATTCGGATAGGCTGCCTTTGATGAGCAGCCCCATATCTTTGGCAATGGCTTGCAAAAATGCTTTGCGCGTCCAGGTGGATTTACACTGCACAAAATAGGCGCTGTGACGATTCGCAACGTAAGATGCTGCGAATGATTTACCAAGGCCTGAGCGGCCATGGAATACGACGATGCCAGGCAAGCTGTTGGCGCGGTTGATGGCACGCTGCAAGGTGGTATTGCAGAGTGCGACGTTTGTTATTCCCGCAATGCTATTAATTGTCATATACTGCTCTCTCTTGTTTGATTTACGCCTGTGTCCGCAGGCGTTTTTTTATCGCTGATTTGCGCTGGTGTGGCGCATTTCGAATACCATTTTCCCGCTGTCATAAGCGTTGCTGCCGCTGTACGTGCGTGACCATTTTTGTTCGTCTTCGGTTGCTGTTCCCTCCGTTATTTTTTGCTGAATTAAGAGCCAGAATTCATAGCGGCTAACTAAGTTTTCTGGCACGTTTAAACGGTTGCTAAAGTCCGGTTTAACAACCGTTGCTTGCCGCTTGGGTGCTGCGGTGTTTGTTGGTGTTAGGTCGCCCAATTCGGCCAGCGCTTTGGCCTTGTCGAATCCGGCTGGTAGGGCTGATGTGACGTCTTTTAAAGCGTGCGTTGCGGCGGTTAAACCAGCACTGGTGTGTGCGGTTTCAGGACGCGGAAAATGACGCACTTTGTTTGCTCGCTCTTCGGCGGCACGGTGATCTAAAATTTGCTGTGCAACGTCGCGTTTAGTGACACGTTTTGCGGCTGCTTTTAGGCGGCGTTTTTCTTCCTGCACTTGTTCGCGCTGGATGTCTTTTGCAGCGACGGCGACTTCTGTGCGGCTGACGCCGGTGATGCTTGGATCTTCTGCGGTGCAGAGGTAGTTGCCGTCGATGTCGTAGACGTAAATGCGGCCTATATCTGAATCGTCATAAAACGCATTGACCTGGTCGCCAGTGTGAGCTGCAAGCTGCGCATGAATGTAAGTGCCCCCGTTGAGCTTGATGCCAGTTTTTGTGACTGTACGGGTGCCTGCTGGCTCGCTGAGCAATACATCAAGTGCGCGCTCGTTACTAATTGTGCGAATGCTACCGATGTAGTTGGCGGCCATTTGGTTTGGCGTTGTTTTGATGCTGTCGTGACGGCGTGTGTGGTATTCGTGCTCTAGCCAGCCGTCGCAGAATGTTTGCAGCTCTACTGATGACATTTTGACTTCGATTAACTGATCTTTTTTAAATAAGCGATCGCTAAATGTTTTGCGCGCCTCAATGGCGGAGCGCTCGGCGACGTTGTGGCCGATAAAGCCAGGTAAGAACTCGGCGACGTCGTGCGAGAACGTTCTGAATACTCGTTCGATGTGCGGTTTTTTCCAGCCCTGAAACGGTGGGCAAAACTCTTGATGTATGCCAAGCGCGGTGAATACGTGTTTGATCCATTTGGATTTGTAGTCGGCACCGTTATCGGTCTTCACTCCTTCGGGTACACCCCAATCTAAGATGGCGCGGCGGATGACTTTCGCAACGCCTTTGCTGTCGGACGTTGGCATAACAACAAAGCGGACGCGGCGGCTGTATACGTCGATAACACCAAGGATGCTATAACGCCCATCGGTTAGCATGAGATCGGCGGGTGTTGAGTCGAATTCCCAAAGCTGATTCAGCGCGATGACGTGTTCGGATGCTGATCCTTGGGCATCCATGTATTTGTTTTTCCACGCGTCCGGATTGGTCACGGCCATGAATACTTGTTTGTTTTCGTCTTTCCATTTGCTAACCCAATCGCACAGGCGGCGCTCGCTAGGGACTGATACGTCGGTATTGGAAAACTCAGCACGAATGGCTTTATGTAGGGTTGAGCTTTTGGCGTGTGGGTGCTCTACGAGCATGCCGATAACGTAGTCGCGTAGCTCTGGCTGGCTGTCGATTAACCCGCTTCCGCGACGGTGTGCGCCGATGTCTTCGCACAGGTAAGCGATGCCTTTTTCGCGGATGATTTTTTCCCAGCGATAGAGTGATGCGCGGCTGCATTTTGTTACGACGTCGCGGATCTCGGCGGATGTGTCGATGTCGCCGCTATTGAATAGTGTTGAGAATTCAGTAAATGCCTTGCCTTTGGTTAAACCAGATTCGCGGTAAAACTCGTTAGCGATACTCATTAGGCAATTGATTGCATCGACTTTGACGCGCTGGTATGGCTTGAGCTGGTGATATAGCACCAGCGACTCTTGGCGGCTGTCAGATTGCTGCGCAGACGTAGCAGCCATCGCTTGCGATGTTTCGCTATTGCGTACAATGGCAGCGGCGCGCTTGCCGTGACTAATACGAAGCGCACGCTGCGTCTCTTTAGGCAAGCTGCTGATGTGGTATTCGTTGCCACCACCACGCCCGGATCGTGGGCGGCTCAACCAGTTTTCAGACGCCGCTTTATTCAAAATTCCTTTGATGCTGTCTGGTAGCCCATTGGTGCAGATTAACTGCTGAGCTGTTAGCCACTCATTCATTCGTCATTACTCTCAAATAAACCCAGCTCTGGGGTTGCGTAGGATTCAACACGAGCATGGTGTCCAGCGATGCCAGTCATAACGTTGCGCAATTCGTTAAGCGTTTCTTCGCCGGTAGATGCGCCTTTGTAAAAACCCTCAAGTACCTTTAAAGCGTCGTTAAATGCGCTATTAAGTGTGAGCAAATCATTGTCGTTAGCGCGTTTGGTGGCGGGTATATCAACCAACAACTTATGGTGGCTAGTTGCTAGATACTGGGTGACATAAGTTGCGCAAGTTGCAAGCTCAAAGGGGCGGATCATGTTTGCTGGTAATTTCGCAGACTCTATCCATTTATAAAGCGTCCAGTGGCTTGCAAGTCCCATATCATCTGCAATTTGCTCAACGCTTTTGTTTTTGCGTTCGCGAGCGAACTCAACACACAACTCCATGGCGTTGCGCAATGACGTCGGGGAAGTACGTTTCCAATTTCGCTTACTCATTGGGTGTCTCTCTTTTGGTTCTAATCCAAACAAAAGCTGGCTCTGCATCTACCGTGTGGCGTAGCTGCTCGGTAATCTGGTTGCAGTTGATTAAGCGGACTTGCTCAAAAGCAAACGCGCTTTTTCAACTTTTGAGGCGCGAGCTTCAGAAGGGCCGTGCTCTGTGTATTGAGGTTGGTCGGGGAATAGTTCACTAACGCTAAGGCCAGTGAGCGCTGATAGTCCGTTGGCAACCTTCCTGCTGGTAGTACGACGAGCACATACATTCATAACCAATGCTGGTGAGCAGCCGATTGCTGTAGCAGCAACGCACCAGTTGAGATCGTTGCTTTTGAGGGCTGTATGTATTGATTCGTAATTCATGGTTTAATATCCGTTAATAAGTTCTGTAATATATTTCCGACTAATGGAAATATATGACTGTAATATATTACTGTCAAGTGGAAATATACTTCCGCGAGGTTTTTTTATGATTCATGAACAACTGAAAGTGATTGTTGATAGGATGGGCATTGGTGCTCTCTCCAGAAAATCAGGGATTGGTGAGCGAACTCTGCGGACATATTTGTCAGGCTCTAGTCCATCGTCAGATAAACTTGCGGCTATCGTTAAGGCATCTGGGGATGATGCAAACTGGGTTTTATTTGGTGGTGAGTACAAAACAGCAGAAGAAGTAGATAGCGTTATTAGTGAAAGTTTGTTCTTTTCTATTTTTGATGAAGTGCATACGGTCGATAGCGCCAACTCAGTAAAGAGAACGCTTCTTCGATCTGATCTTTCTCACGCAATTCGTGTGTATAACCAGGCGGTGTCTTTACCGGGTAAATCCGATTTAAGAGCCAGTTTGATACTCACTCAAGAAGAGAAAACGATGATATGCAGACTGATTAATAACGAGTCTGCTCAAGCAGCAGAAACTCCTGAAGAGCAAACGTTTGTAAAAAAACAAGTTCAAAGATATGAAACTAGGCTCTCTGACCTGGACGAAAAAGAAGCGTTATTAATCCGAGAGATTGGGCCTGATTATAAAGTTTGA